ATCGGCATTATTAATTCAAAGCACTGCTATAAGAGAAGCGCCGGTTAACAAGCAGACTGGCGGCGGAAACTTAAGGCAGAATATCAGAACATCTTTAGTCAGCAAATTGAGAGCGGAGATAATATCGAAAGCGCCGTACTCCGGATATGTTGAATACGGAACAGCGCCGCACACGATAGTTCCGGTTAACAAAAAAGTATTGGCTAATAAACGGACTGGGCAATTTTTCGGAAAGATAGTTCATCATCCGGGAACGAAAGCAAATCCGTATATGCATCGGGCGCTTGAAAAATCAGTCAACAAGATAAGCGAGTTTTTCAAAATAGCGATTGAAAATGTCTTTAAATCTTTAAAACAATAATATGGCTCAGACATTAACCGAGATCATTGACTTGATCGAAACAAAATTAAAATCTTTAAAGAACGGAACGGCTCCGATTTTTGGCGATGTCTTTAAATACGCCGACGGAGATTTTAAGAAATTCCCGGTGGCTTTAATAACAGAGAACGGCGGTCGCGGTCAGGTAATAGACAGCCACAGGAATCAAAGAACATACGATTTTACAATCAAACTTTATCAAGAGCAGAGTCTGGCCGGAAAAACGAAAGCGGAAGCGGCCGCGATAATGAGAAGTGCGACTGATGCAGTTTTACTGGCATTTGACGCTGATAAGGATTTTAGCGGACAAGTAGATATAGTCAGGGTGGTAGAATTTGACACCGATTTTAAAGTGGCGGCCGGGACATTTAATTTTGCGACATTCCGGGTGGATGTGGTCGTTCTTGTTCATAGTTATTAAAAAGTGCTATACTTAATTTATAACAAAACCTATATGGCAAAATTTAAAAACATCACAAAAAACGACTTAAGCATTCCTGATTTTGGGATTGTCAAGGCCGGTGAGATCGCAGACATGCCGGACGGATTTCACAATGCCAATTTTGAGCCGGTAAAAAAGCCATCAGATAATAATTTAGAAAATAAATAACAATCATATGTCTAATTACTTAGCAGACAAATCTTATCTGGCCGTCAAACCGCAAGTAGCGGCAACGACGCCGATCGTCCCGACAATTTTTATTCCTTTATTGTCGGAAAGCATCAGATTAAATCCAAACTTTTCGGCCAACCGGGCAATGAAAGGTTTATCATGGAAGTCTGATGAATTGTTAAAAGGAAAAAGAAACATCGAAGGCGACCTTGAAATTTGGGCAGATCCCGATTCATTGGCGCATATTTTAAACATGATGTTTGTAAAAACCAGCACCAGCGGAGATGCGGCGTCAGGATATACTCACATCTTTGACGAAGGAGAAGGGAAAAGTTATACGATCGATATTTCCCGGGGAATTTACGCTCAAAGAATTTGGGGAGCGCGCGGAAACAATTTGAAGTTTTCATTTGAAGACAACAAGATGAAAGCGACAATCGGAATCAAAGCGCTCGGACAATTCTATACGGCCGGATTGGCGGTGGCGTTAACCGGGGCAGGAATGACGACAGCGGTTTTAAAAACCGATTACGATTTGCGGCCGACTGACGGTTTGGTAGCCGGGGATGTCGTGATTATCGGTGGAGTGGAATTAACACTTTTAACCGTCAACGCCAACGGAACGACAATCACATTCGCATCAACGGCAGTAACGGCAGGCGTAGGAGATCCGGTTTATCTGAAGGCGCAGACTCCGAGCTTCACCAATCTTCAAGAACCGTTCTATATGGGCAACTCGCTTGTCGGTATGGGAGCGGACTCAGCGGCGGCTGATACTGCGGCGGCAACACGCGCGACAGCGCAACCTTGCTATGAATTCGGTTTGGAACTTGATAATAATTTATTGGACGCGCAGGCATCGGGTTATACCGGACCGGCCGTTCTATTAAATCAGATAAAGTCAGGATCGGTTGATCTGACCAGATTATTCACCGATCCAACTCAGTTCCAGAAATGGATCGAGAATACCAAACAGGCGATGACGATAATTTCAACCGGTCGTTATATCAAAACAGACTTAAGCACTTCGGAAAAACTGACCGTTAAATTGAATAAGACAAAACTGATTACGAACGACGAACCGCTCGAAGTCGGACAATACATCATGGACAAACAGAAGTTTGAAGTACTCTATGACGCAACCGACGGCGATGCCATGACGATCACAATCGTCAATCGTTCGGCCGGAACAGTTTACTAAAATAATTAATCAAAAATACTATGCCTATCTTAAAAGAAGAAATCAAAACAAGAGAAATAGTTTTGCCGGTGAGCGGAGCGAAATTGACCATACTCGATAATGTCAGTTACGGAAAGATGGTCGAGATCAGATCATTGCCTTCGGACAATGTCAGCTCAACGCTTCCGGCAATCGCCGCTCTGATAGTAGATTGGGATTTTACCGACGAGAACCAAGTCAAACTTCCGATAAATGCCGACAATGTAAAAAAGCTTGACCGGGAAGACGGCGACTTTTTATTGGAAGAAGTCTCGAAGAATTTTAATCAAAAAAAAACTTCAGTCTCCAAATAGTAAAAGCGCTTGACGGAAAGAGAGGAGAAATACCGATTGAATTTGTCATGTATAGATTATGCGAAAAATTCGGATGGACGGAAAATCAAATATTGGAAAGCTCTTATATCTTCATCGATTCAATCCTTAAAATAATGAAGATCGAACGCGACTATACGACATGGAAATCAAAGAACAAATATGGCAAATAATGATGTCACAACAAAAATAATAGTTGATGCCAAAGATAATTCCAAAGCCGCGTTCAATCAGGTAGAGAACAGCATCAATAAAGTAAAAACCGCTAATGAAAGCATGGCCACATCCATATTTAAGGGTGTGGCTTCTTGGGATTTATTAAAAAAAGGAATCGGAATGGCGGTGACTTTTTTGAAATCGAGCGTTGAAGCATCGGCACAGGCGCAGAGAGAAATGGCTATGGTTAGGCAAAATGTAGAGAACGCTGGCATTGCTTATGACACTGTAAAGGATAAAATAGAAGCATATTCAAAGAGCATGCTTCAGATGGGGTTTGATGATGAAGAAACGGCGACCAGTGTCTCGCGATTGATGATGGTGACGAAAGATTATAACAAAGCACTCGAACTTAACAAATTGGCGGCCGACCTGGCGAGAAACAAAGGCATCGGATTGGCCGAAGCGACAACGACGGTAACGCAAGTGACGGCCGGAAATGTCAGAGTGCTGAAATCATACGGAATCGTTTTGAAAGACGACGCAACCGCGGCCGACGCTCTGGCGGCAATGCATGACAAAGTAAAAGGATCAATGGAAACATTCGCATCAACGACTGAAGGGAAGATGCAAATAATGAGCGTGACTTACGGAAATTTTAAAGAACAGATCGGTGACATTTTCGGACCGGCGCTAAATATTGCTTTGAATAATTTTAATAATTTTTTAAACGCGGCTAACGATAATGCCGGAGTGGCGAGCGAATCGATAGCATCTAAACTTCAAAAAGCATTGGCGGTAGCGGTAAGTCCGAGCGCCTGGAAAGCCGGCGGACTCGATTTATTAAACAGAGTATTTGTAAAACCGGCCGAGAAAGTCGGAAACTTTTTTGTCGGGTTGTCGGATAAGATATACGGCAACATGGATTTTTATAAAAATAGCAAAAGCGAAACAAAATCATATGCCGCAGAGATAGATAAAACAATTGCCGCCTTGGATGAGCAGACTAACGCATCAGTTCAGGCGTCAATGTCAGCTCTTAATCTTCAAAAGCAACTTGATACGACCGGAAATAGTTATGAGGGAATAGGCAAGGCCGGGAGCGATTCAATGAAGAAACAGGCCGATGCCATGAAAAGCGTCCTGGATAAATTAAAGGATTATAAGCAGAGCATCAAAGAAATTCAAAAGGCGCAGAATGACGAAGCGGCAGATTTTATAAAAAATCAAATTGAAAAAAAACAAAGTTTTGATCAGCAATTGGCTGATATGGTGGCAAGTCATAAAACAAAATGGGAAGAAGCTAACCGGGAAATCCAAAACATCGAGAATGTCGCCGGTGGAATAAAAAATAAATCGGATCTCGACAGACTGACGGAACTGAGAAAAACAGCCGAGACGGAATTCAAAATCATTCAGCCATACTTGAATAACGAAGCGATGGCAAAAATGGCCGAGACATCCGATGTGGAAAGATTGATAACGGCATTTAGAGCCGGGCAAGCAGAAGATACCGTAGCGACGGCAACCAAGCAGGCGGAACTCGTGGAAAAGGCGACTAACCTAACTATTAATTTTGACCTGACAAATTCAACGATTACCGATAAGAATTTCATCGAAAAAGTAAAACAGGAATTAAATAAGTCGTTGAATTTAATCAGAAGCACTAACTAATATGTCAATAAAATACGACAATACAGAACTGCAGGGAGTGACTTATACGCCGCGATTTGTTAAACACGAATCGGCACCGGATAGGATAGTCAACTCTTTAAAACTGGCCAGGCAGGACGGATCGGTTATTATTGACGATACGATGGATGTTAAATATATAGATATTCAAGGAATACTTATCGGATCAAGCCAATCGGACTTGGAAACAAAGATCGACGCTTTTAAGGAACTGATCGCGCGCAAAGACAAAAACTTGGATATAGACTGGGCCGGGGGAACGAGACGATATGTTTGCCGATCGATTAATCATTCATTTGACCGCGACCATTACAATATTTTATATGTGCCGTATACGGTCAGATTTTTAGTGCCGACAGGTTACGGACAAGATACGGCGGAAACTACCGCTTTAAACAAGTCGGCGATAACGGCAACGACCGATTCGGAAACGATAACATTTGCCGGAAGCGTCACGCCTAAACTAAGACATAAAGTTATTGTCGATGTCCGGGGAAATGCCGATGTGATCAGAATTGAAAACACCGTCAGCGGCGATTATATCGAAGTAGATATTGACGGATTCGTGACGACTGATTATTTGGAAATAGATGAAGTAGCGCAAACCGTTAAAAAGAACGGATCGACAAACCTGACTTATCGGGGAAAGTTCCCGTCGGTTGTTCCCGGAAGCAATACATTACTGATGACGATATACGGATCGGGAAGCGTGCTCGATCAATATCAATTGAGCGGAGAAGACGGACCGAATATAATGGGTCAAATAGTAACTGAACCTAATCAGACTCAGAGTTTTATTCCGACTCAAAGCGGAAGAATACATAAGTTAGTGGCGACTCTTAAAAAATTGACCAATGGAGCACTCGGCGGATATCTAAATTTTAGAATATTTACCGACAACAATGGAAAGCCGGGAACATTGGTACACTCGACAAATTCATTCCAAATAGCGGTGGCCGACATATCGGCGGCCGATTACGGAAATCTTGATCTGCTATTTACTGGATCGCACACGCAACGGCCATTTTTAACAAAAGGACAAAGATATTGGATAGTCGGGGAAACATCAGATGTGACAGGAGCTGACGCCAGTAATTTGATCAAATGGAGATTTAACGCCTTGGCGACAAGTTACGCCAACGGAAAGGCGATGTATCAAAAAACATCTTCCGATCCTTGGGTAGACGGTTATGCCGAATCGGAAACGAGCGACGGCGGAGTATCAGGACAATTGGATATGAACTTTGCGGTCTATCGTGGATCATCGGGTGGCGGAGTGACATTCAGTTTAACTTGGCAGATTTACTATACCAAGAAATATCTCTAATATGGCAAAAGCGATTAAAATAAAATCTTATAACAGCGCCGGAACTTTCATCGGGTTAATACTCGATGCGACTTTTGAAGGTTTCAAAAAAGTGATTAATGGCGGAGTGGGTGATTTAACATTCAGACTGGCGCGCAAGATTGACGATTTTAATTTATTGGACGATGTAAGCATCGGCAACAAGATCGAGATATGGGTGACGGATAAAGACACCGGGATAGAAGGCATCCTCGTGTATAGCGGATTCGTAGAACAGCAAAATCCGTTGGTTGACGGAGGAGTGGAATATGTCGATATTATTTGCTTGGGAATAATATCAAAATTGACTCAAGATATTTTAAA